ATATATTATTTTATTTATACAAAAAAGAAAGGGAGCCGAAGCTCCCTTTACAGATGAGTATTAACTCTGGCTTATGCCATAATGTCGTCAACTCTGAAGATTCTGAAGTACTGGTTAGATCTGTCTGAACCAACACCATCAAGAGCTACGAATGGGTTTGCGACCATACCGTATCTTGTTTTGAATCCCATTCTTGGTTGGAAATCGTTCTCACCAACGGCTTTAACCATTGTTAATGGAACGTATGGGCAGTAGAATAAACCTGCGTCATAAGGATTAGATCCTCTATAACCAACACAAACAAAGTCCACAGTTGAATATGGATCGATGTAAACTTTAACTCTTCCGTTAAGAACACCAGCAAAAGTATTACCTGTGTCATCAACATTTAAGTTAGCAGAAAGTGCAGGTGTGTAATCTAACATACCAGCAGCTGCTAGAGCTGAAGCTACGTCTGAAGAACAAAGAACAAAGTTACCTTTGCCTCTTCTTGTTTCTTTAGCGATTACGTTACACTCTCTTTCGATTTGCATGATTAAGCCTTTGAATCTCTCAACCATCCATCTTCCGTCTGAGTCTGTGTTAACATCAAAAATACCTGATGTAGCTGTTGAGCTCTGAAGAGCACCGATTTTAGCAGTTTTAAGAACTGTTCTAACAACTTCTCTGTTGATCTCTGCAAGGATCTCAGCAGATAGAATGTTAGCCAATTCACCTTCAGCATCCAATCCGTGGATAGCTTTAAGGTCTTGTGCTAATTCCATTGTGTACTCAGCTTTAAGAGCTCTTGATTTAGCTGTTACAGTTGATTTCTCAATTGTGAAAGCCATTTCATTGAAAGCGCCGTCGCCTGTTTCACCAACTCCAAGTCTTTCCGCTGCTGCTGTACCTAAACCACCACCGAATGTTGAAACTGTATCAGCTTCGTCGGCGATTGTTCCGTCTGTATCAGCATCTGTTACACCGCTTAATCCTGTTGGATCAGCTTGATGTGTACCAGTTCCAGAGAAGCCAGTATCAGCTTCATCAAATAAAGCCTCTGTTCCGCTCTGTGAGCTATATTTTGATTTCATTGCAAAGATAAGTCCTGTAGGACCGCTCATTGGTTGTACACCAGCGATATCATATGCAATCAAGTTAGGCATTGCTCTTCGAACAAGAGATATCAATACTGGGTCGAAAGTTCCAATGTTATTTGGAGCTGAACCAGAACCGATGTTGTTAGCTGCAGCTGCTTCGGAAATGAAATTTCCTTGCATTTGAGCTCTCTCTTCTCTTAAAGCAACTTCTTGGTTTTCTAATAGACGAGCTGTAACAGCCTTTCTATATTTGTCGGAAATAGGACTCGCGCCGTCGTGATCGAGGACAGGACCCCATTTTTCCATTAATTGTGCGTCTGCATTAAACATTGTGTTTTCCCCTATGTTTAAAAGTTACTTAGTAAATTTAGTTATAGCTTGAGTGTATCTAGCCATAGAATCGGAAACAACTGACTCGTCAGCGTTATCTTCACCTAATAGACTATCAACTTCGTCAACTGATTCGGTAACTTCACTTTTGAAGTATGATTCTTTAACAGTTTTAACTTTATTTTCAAAAGTTTCTTTGTTATCGAATTCGATATCTTCTACTAATGAGGCTAATTTCTCAGCTTCAGTTTCTGCAAGCCCTTCGGACTGTTCTCTAACTACTTCTTTACGCTCAAATTCTTGAACACTAGCGTGTAGCTTGATATTGTCTTCTGTGGTTTTATTTAAAGTTTCTTCAAGTTCATTAACTGATTCGTTGAGTTCATCAACCAAGTCAACTTTACCTTCAGGAACTTCGATATAGTGTTCTTTGAACACTGATTGAAGTGAAGTCATGAATTCTTCAGCAATTTCAGTCCTAAGACCGTTTTCAACTGCTAATTCATTTTCTTTCATCCAATTTTCAACTACGTAGTCTAAATAAGAATTTACTTTTTCTACTAAGTCTTTTTGGACGTCAGATACTTCTTCTTCAAGATTAGAAGCATATTCAGACTCAAGTCTGTCTACTTCTTGTGTTAATTTTGAAGTTAACACTGCTTCAAAGATTGTTCCAGCTTTTTGCTTAAATCCATCTGATAATGTAGCCTCTTCAGAAATTAAAGCGTCTAGATCTTCGTCATAGTCAATAGCTTCGACTTTAGCTTTTACTTTTTCGCCGTGTTTTTCATCGGCACCTTTACCTTTAGGTTGCCCTACAGGTTTGGTAGTATTAGCTGCGTCTTCAGCTGACTTAACTGAATCTTCTTCTTCACCTTCTGAGACTTTAATCATTTTGGCAAAAAGTTTCTGTGCATCTTCTTTTCTAGCAGATTTGAGCATATCTACTGCGGCTTGAATAACCCCAGCTTTAGTTTTAGGTACGCTGACAGGTTGAGCTGCTTCAGTTTTGGACTCGTGTTCCTCTTCTTCGTGCTCTTCCTCTTCGTCTTCGTGCTTACCTTCTTTAGCTGCTTTTGCTTCTTCTAGAGACTCGTGAGATTCCTCTTCTTGACTCTCTTGAAGCTGCTCTTCTTCCTCAGTAATGCCTTCTTCTACTATCCCATCTTGATTTAAAATAGTGTCTTCTGACATAATTTTTCTCCTATAATTGAGAGTTTAATTTAGAGAGGAAATTCTTAAAAGCTTTAATCTCTGCTGAAGGTAAACCTCTAGCAGATGTGCTTTTAATTTCAGTCTCAATTTCTTCAATGTCTCTTCTAGCAATGATGCCATTGTTCCATACCCATTCTACACCTTCCATGACTCCGTTAACGAAGGCACTTGGTGCGGAGGGATCTTGAACAATATCTACGGTAGACAACATAAAGTCATTTCCCACATATTGAACACCATTTTTAGATACGAGACTTCCCATACCACGACTTGATACACCAAGCTTAACACCACCTTCGAGTAGTCCTTCGACTATTTGTCCCATTGGGGTTTTAAGAATTGATGCTTTTCCTACAACATCATTTCCCTGCCAGTGCAGATCTGTGATTTTGTGCGAAACTTTATCTAGGTTTACTGTTGGTCCTTCCGGATGATTTAACTCTCCAACAGCTCTTCCTGTTTTAACTTGTTCTGTGACGTATTTTTCTACGGCGCTTTCAAGCGTTTTCTTTTCGTAGATACGTCCATTTTTGTTCTTTTGGTTTGATTGCATGAATACGCCTTCGATGAAATAGTTTTTACTACCATCTTTTTTAGACTCTGCAATCACTTCGAGTTCTTTTTCTACGTATTCTGTTATTAGTTTCATTAGCTTTCTTCTTTTTCTGTTTTACGCTGAACTAACCTTGATGCTACTTCGATTTTTTTAGCTTCGATAGCAGCGGTGAGTTTATCAGCCATAAGAGTATTAAACTCTTTATTTGCATTAACGTTATCACCATTTTGTAAGTTCTTAACTAGATTTTCAGTTGCCATAATTTATTATCCTCGTATAGTTTATTTATAAAAAAATGATTTCTAACCGAATCTAGGATCGTCTGGATCTGGCATATCCAGCTCTCCAGCTTTATTCTCTTTATCGATTTCTTGTTGCATTTTTCTAATATCAGCTTCTGTGAATCGTAAGATGTTCTTTTGTACCCAAGCTTTAGATACAAAAGTACCCATATACTCATCTAAAGATGATAACATTTCAAACCTTTCTCGAATCATTTCTGACTCTTTAAGCTCTGAGAAATAGTTATCTTCAATAAAGTCAAAGGTTATCTTTTCTTTCCACGATTTCCAATCCTCTTTAGTAATTACACCTTTTAAGAGTAATTGGGTTTTAAGTAATTGCATGAATAAGTCAGAGAATCTCTTTCTTAATCTATCAACAAACTTCTTAAACTTAACTTCATCCCTTGTGATCTCTGTGGTTCTTCCTAATGTATAGGATGATTCCTGTTCTAATCTATCAGTAGGGACATTTAAACTTCTATATAATTTCTTTTGGAAGTATATAATATCATCAATCTGTCCTAGGTTTTCACCACCAGGTAATGTTGATATTTCAGTTCCTCTTCCACCTTCTCTTCTTGGTAGGAAGAAATCTTCCAACATTGACATGTGCTTACGATCATCTTTAATGTCGCCAGTCTTAGCATCATAAACTAATTTGTTTCGATATTGATTCATAATACCACGTAGGTATTCTTCTGCCTTACCCTTTGGTAAGTTACCAACATCAATATAAAATATTCTTCGTTCTGGAGCTCTTGATATACGATA